CTCCAGGTGGGGCCCGGTCCCTGCGTGTAGTGCCGTCCGCACCCGTGCGCCACCAGTGCCTTGCCGACCTGGGTGACGTGGTCGCCGTGCGCGCCGTACCCGTAGGTGAGTCCGTGGATGACGACCTGGTAGCGGGCCACGCCCGAGCTGCTCGGCGGGGTGCTGCCGCCGGCGTCGCCACCGCCGACGATCCTCTTGGCGCGGGAGACGACCTCGGGCAGCTGCGTGACGACGTGCGAGCCGGGGCAGGAGGTGTGCCCGCCCCAGCTGCTGCCGCCCATGGCGTGATAGCCGAGGCCCCGGCCGTCGGGCGAGTCGGTGACCTGGAGAGGGACGCCGTACTGCGTGTGCGCCCAGGCGAGGACCTGGGCGTTACGGTCGAGCTGAGCGTCGGTCAGCGAGTCGCCGCCCTTGCCTTCATTCTCGACGGACAGCCAGGTGCGGTTGCCGCCGGCCTGCGCCCATGCGCGGTCGGCGGTGTCGACCCACTGCCGCAGGGCGCCGGCGCGGCTGGTGCCGAAGTGCGCGGAGGCCTGTGCCTCGGGGTGGTTGCGGAACCAGGAGTCGGTGCCCTCGAAGGAACCGTCCATGATGTGGACGACCACGCCGTGGACGGCTTCCTGCCCGCCCTTGGTGTAGTTGATGGGGATGAGGCGCTGCTCTGCGCCGGGCATGCGTGCCATGGGGACTCCAGACATGGGAACGCCCCGGGCCGGGCGGCGCGGGGCGGCGGTTGGTGGGGTGGTCGGACTCCGTCTAGCTGGCGAGGTTGAGACCGGACGCGAGGTCGCCGGCCTGGCCCACCCAGTCCTTTCGGAGGCGGGTGCCGACGAGGTTGTACGCCGTGCCGGCGGTCCAGCCGCCGCCGATCAGGACGTTGCCGATGACCACGCAGTCGGTGGCGCTGGCGGTGACGTCCAGGCCGAGGGCGGTCACGCCGCCGCGGTCGATCGTGTTGCCGAGGACGGTGCAGCGGGCGGCGCTGGTCGTGACGCGGACGGCGCTGCCGCGGACGGCGTTGATGCGGTTGCCGCTGACCATGACGCTCGAGGAGTTCGCCACGTACAGGCCGTGGCCCGATCCGGACGCGCCGCCTTCGACGTTGTTGGCCTGCATCGTGCCGCCGGTGCAGGTGTCGATGCCGATGGCTGTGCTCAGGGCGCCCACGGACTGGTTGGACACGACGTGCGGGGCGGCGCAGTTGATGGCGTAGATGCTGGACGACGCGCAGTTGATGACGTGGTTGGTGGTGATGGACGGCTTGTCGGCCTGCGACACGTAGATGCCGGTGGTGATGCTGTCCGTCAGGGTGTTCCCGGAGATCTTCACTCCGGTGGGTCGGGCGGTGGCGAAGCCGACGACTCGCAGGGTGCTGGTGCTGCCGCTGGCCGGTCCGCTGCAGACGTTGCCGGTGATGCTGATCTGCTGGCAGGGCAGGTTGTAGCCGGCGACGGCTGGGTCCGGGCCGGTGACGATGATGCACGCCAGACCGGTCCCCGAGATGATGTTGTCCGCGATGACGGCGTTCTTCCAGCCGTAGGCGCGGATGCCTTCCTGCGCGGTCGCCTCGATGCGGCACCCGATGATCTGGATGTTCTCGTTCCAGGTGGCGGCGTCCACGCTGGTGTGGGAGCCGACCGCCCGGCCGAAGCCGGGCAGCCGGTCGGAGGCGCCGAAGCTGCAGCCCTGGATGAGGATGTTCTTGCAGGGCGTGTTGTCGGCGGGGCCGACGCTGCCCGAGTCGGTGACCGCGTAGTCGAGCTGGATCGCCTCCGAGAACGCGCGGGAGGAATCCACCGTGTTGTCGCGGAACCCCTCGAAGCGGCAGCCGATGACCTTCACATCGCGGCTCGCGTTGATCTCCAGGCCGTGTGCGCTGGAGACGTTCTTGATGGTCACGTCCCGGATGGTGACGTGCTGCGCGTGCCCGATCGTGAACGCGTTGACGAGGCTGGTGACGGTGCCGCCGCCGGCGCCGTCGGCCGCGTTGGCGTCCCAGATGCCGCCGAGGACCGCCCAGTTGCCCTCGCCGGTGTAGGCGGGGAAGGAGTCCGTCAGCGCGAAGTTGCGCAGCAGGCCGGCGCTGGTGAGTGCCTTGAACGTAGCGCCGTACGCCATGAGCGTCACGCCGGAGCGGGGGACCAGGTAGGTGCCGAGGCCGTAGGTGCGGCCGCCGGGGACGATGACGATGCCGCCGCCCGAGCTGTGCGCCAGGTCGCAGATGGCCTGGATGGTGGGCGCATCGTCGGTGGTGCCGTCGCCGGCAAGACCGTCGACCTGGAAGACGCCGAGCCCCTTGCGCAGGTAGCTGGCGTCCGCGTTGGCGATGTGGTCGTCCAGGCTGGTCTGCACGGTGGCGAGGCCGTCACCGATGTCGGTGGCCAGGGCCCGGCGTCGCGGCCCGCTGCCGCCGTTCGCGTCGAAGTACAGCGAGTTGACCGCGTCCGGTCCGTAGAACTCCGGCACGGCCCCGTTGCTGTCCGAGACGAGGCTGCCCCCATCGATCGGGGTGGTGCCGTCAGTCTGGACCAGGTCGGTGTACTGGGTGCCGCCCACGGCCATGTTCCAGCAGGTCACCGCCGCGCCCGGGGTGAGCGTGGCGGCATTGCCGGCGCCGAGGCTGATGACGTAATCAGCGACGCCGCCGAACCGGTGTCGTGCCATGCGGGTCTCCTATGCGAGGTATGTGATCGTGGCGAGCATGCTGTAGCCGGACCCGACGTCCTTGGACGGGTACTTGGCCCAGATCTCGCCGTCGGTGCGGACCTCGATCCGGCAGCTCGCGCCGTTGTTGAAGGTCCCGGCTCCGTACTCGTAACGCCCGGGCCGGACCGCGGCGGGCAGGGCGCCGATCTTGCTGCCGTCTTCGTCGCCCGCGACGAACGTCCCCGTCACCCGGCGGATCGCCAGGCGCAGTTCGACGACGCCGCTGCGTTTCTGCGCGATGTTGTCGCCGAACGGTGTCCACACGCTGAAGCCGGGGCTGATGGACAGCTCGCCGGTGTCCTCGTACAGAGTGAGCCAGGACGTGCCGTTCCAGCCCATCCACCTGCCGGTGTCCGTCTCGTAGATGACGGCGCCGACACCCGCGGCCGTGCGCGTGCTGGACGTGCACGGCCGGATGCGCGTGCCGACGTACTGGGTGTATGGCACGACCGTGACCGAGGCCGCGCCGCTCTCGATCTGCACGTAGCCCAGCACGACCTCCCACACGCCGGTGCTGCCCGTCTGCCGGGTCACCGACGGCAGGCCCGACCCGGGCGTGCCCTGGTGGAGGGCAACGGTCACGTCCCAGGTGGAGCGGTCCAGACGCAGCACGATCCAGTCCTGGCGGCGCGAGCCGCTCGCGTTCGCCGCCACGGTCAGGGTCAGATCCGCGGTGCCGGACGTCCAGTAGTGGCCGCGCACCGACGCCTCCACGCCGGCGCGGACCACGACCTGCAGTCCGACGCCGGCGGACACCACTGCCGTGCCCTTCGGGTCGCCGTAGACGCCGTCCTCGGTGAAGCGCGCGGCGAGCTTCTCGTATTCGTCGTCGGTGATGACCCGCGCGTTGTGGTTCGGGGACGGCCACGATGCCTCTGCCACGGTCTACCTCGTTTCCAGTCGCCCGAGTCGGCGGGCCAGGTCACGCACCACGCGGACCGTCGCCGAGACGGTGGTCTTGTCCGAGTCGCCGATGACGGAGGTCACCAGCTCGCCCTGCTCGGGGGTCGCCTCGAGACGGATCGTCTGCACCAGGTCGGCGACCTCGAGGCCGGTCGGCAGGACGACCGTGACCTTGTCGCCGAGCCCGAAGTCCCGGCCGGCCTGGAGGTCGTCGGTGTCCACGGTCACCGTGGACAGGGAGGCCTGCGGGCCGTCCGTACCGAGGGCCTGCGTGCCGGCCTGCGTGAGCTCCCCGCCGGTGTCGTCCAACGTGCCGGTCTTGTCGACGAGCTTCTCCACCCGGTACCAGTCCGCGGCCGCGCCGGAGGCGACCTCTACGTAGACGCGGACGTTGGGCGGAGTGGCCGCGTCGTCGGGGTCGCCGCCGCCCTGCACCAGCTCGGACGTGGCGGTCGGCGCGCCGAGGGTGAAGCGCACGGCGCGCAAGTTGTTCAAACCCTTGGAGAACCTGGCCGTGCTGGTGCGGTCGGCGGGCGCGTACACCCCGAAACGGATCTGGTCGCCGATCTGCCGGGTGCGGAAGCCCAGGCCGTCGGTGGCGGCGACGGTGCGGCAGGCGTCCAGCAGCGGCTCAAGCCGCGTGCTGAGGGACCGGGTGCTGCCCACGCCGGCGACGTCGTCGAGGACCAGGCCCTCGATCCGGCGGGTGGCCAGCGCACCGGGCCCGCAGTTCTCATCGATGAGCGTACGGATGATGGTCTCGGCGGTCTGCCCGCTGAAGGTCCGCACCCGGTCGGTGATCGTGTCCTGGCTGGTGAAGTCCTTGGTCGGCTCGGGGTAGGTGAGGTAGCCGGCCACGCGCGCCAGGTCGTCGCTGAAGGACACGGTGACCGTGCCGGGGTCCGGGCTGGATGTGAGGTCCCACTCGTAGTTCTGCGGTTCCTCCATCGGCCCCGCGCACCAGATGCCGCCGTCACGGATGACGATCAGGCGGTTGCCGGGCTGCAGCAGCTGCATCACCTCCGGCCGGGCCGGCAGCACCACCGACCCGGACGCGGGTGCGTTGAACGTGAGGTCGCAGGTGACCTTGGTCCACCCGTCGATCGGGTCGCCGACGACGGTGAGGTTCCGGTCGGTGACCAGGAGCTGGATCGTCATGCCGTCTCGTACCTCGGGTAGAACGTGAGGTCGACGGAGCTGCCCGCCTCGGCGCCGTCGAGCTGGAAGACGACCGGGGTCTGCCCGCGCGGGATGTCCCACAGCACGGCCTCGGGCCAGTTCAGCCCGTCGAAGAGGTTTTCGCCGGTGCCGGAGCGCACGCGCGGCGGATCGGTGGAGATCGTCACTGTCTCGCCTGCCAGGAGCGGACCGTGCGCGGTCGCCGCCATGTCGAGGACGAAGGAGGCGCTGGTGTCCACGTCGGGATCCTCGCTCGTGTCCTGCCTCGTGAACGTGATCTTCGACGCGGGGCCGGTGACGAGCCAGCTCGGCCAGACCTCGACGTCGCCAGGGTTGGTCAGCGTGGTGACGCCCAGGACCTGGCTCGAGGACACCGTCGGATACGGCGCCAGGTAGTCAGCCGGGGCGCCGGTCTCCCGGTGCACGGTGACCGCCTGGGCGTCCTGCCAGTACGGGTCCTCACACCACAGCGTGAGCACCGCACTGTCCCAGGTGATCCCAGTCGCGGCCTGCCCGCGCCCGTCCCAGCCGGAGTGGTAGTAGACCGCGATCCGCCGCACGCTGCCGTCCGGGCGCGCCACCTCGAGCGTGCCCGGCGGCCGCCGCCCGTCCGGCCCCACCCGCAGCGTGCTGGTGAACGCGGTGGCCAGCGCACGCCAGGTCCGCGTGAACTCCATGTGGTCGGCGCCCTTGACCAGGACCGGCCACACGATCGTGCGGGCCCCCGGCTGCACGTGCCGCAGCCGCTCGCCGCCCCGCGGGTGCGGGTCCGACGTCAGCGTGTACGTGGCGGCCCCCAGACCGGATACGCCCTCGGCGAGCGTGTACCAGTCGGCAGCCAGGTCGGTCATCGGCCACCGGGTCCCGGTCGGGTCGATGTAGGTGACCGCCGCGTACCCGATCTCCGGAATGTCGATCGGCGGCGGCGCCGGAGTGGTGACGGGTGCTGTGATCAGGGGCATCTATCTGGGCCTCCCCACGCGCTGGCGCGCTTCCTCCTGCCGCTGCAGCAGCCGCAGGTCCGCCACGTCGATCACGCTCGCCCGCGGGTAGACGTTGTACGTCACCGACGGCCGGTCGCTGCCCGCCACCGGCGCGGCCGCGGCCGACGGCGCCGACGCGGCCGGCAGCCCGGGCCGCGCGGCCCTGCCCGCAGGCAGCCGGCCCTCGTTCACGGCGTCCATGAACTTCACGCCGTACTTCGCCACGGCGGCGGCCTTGACCATGTACTCGCCGGTCGATCCCCACAGCGGGATGCTGTCCGACGTCGACGTGCCCGGCCCCTGCAGCAGCCCGCCGCGCGCGAGCGCCACCCCGCGCTCCTTCATGTCCTTGACGAACGCACTACTGCCGGGGATGGCCTTGATCTGCTTGGCGAAGTGGGGGGCGATACTGACGAGCGTCGGCCAGTTGATGCCGGCCGCCACCACGTCCGCCACGGTCGCGCCCTTCTTCCCGGCCAGCGTGCTCAGCAGCAGCGTGGCCGCCGCCAGCTGGTCCGCGCTCAGCAGCGACTGGCTGGCCTTCAGGGCCGCGTTCGCCTTCTTCGCCGCCGCAGGGGACTTGACCGCCGCGGCGGCCAGCGCCATCGCGTCCGCGTCGCCCTGCCCCGCCAGCTGCGACGCCAGGTCCCCGTACCCGCTGGCCGCGAGCCGAAGGAGGTTGGCCTGGAACTTCTTGCCGCCGCTGGTCGAGGTGTTGAGCTGCTTGGTGAAGTCGGACAGCGTCGCGGCCGCCGTCGGCGCCAGCTTCTTCAGGTTCTTGACGATGTCGGCGAACGTCTTGCCAGTCGCCCTCGCGAGCGCCGCGACCAGGTCCTGCCCGGACTCGCCCATGCCCCGCAGCGTCGCCTCGATATCCCCGCCGGCCCGCTTGCCGATCTTCTGCAGGTTCCGCTCCCACGCATCGGACTTCCTGACCGCTTCGTCGAGGTTGGCCGCGTAGCCGGTCAGGCTGAACCCGGCCGGCGTCTTGGACCCGGGCTTGAGACCCAGCGCCTTGTCCGCCGCGGCCACGGCCTGCTGCGCCTGCTCCACTGCCTTCCGGGTCGCCGCCGTGGACTTCTTCGCCTGCGCCTGCAGCGCTTCGTTCAGCTTGGTCCACGCGTCCCGCAGCCGCTGGATGTCCTGGTCGTACCAGGTGGACACGGTCGATGTGGAGATCCGCGCCATCGTCGGCTGCGTCGGCGTGTACGTGGAGCTGCCGCCCGTGAAGCCGCCGCCCGCGTAGCCGGCCACCTTGACCAGGGCCGGGTTCAGCCGGCCCTGGTTGAGCGCGTCGAGGAACGGCACGCCGTACTCGCTGACCGCGGAAGACTGGACCACGTACTCGGTGTTCGACACACGCGCCATCGCCCCGGAGGGCAGCAGCGCGAGGATGGCGTCCGACCGCGGCCCGCCAGGGCCAACGATGTAGCCGCCGTCCGGGAAGAGCTGGACGTCGCCGCCGCCGGCGTAGCCGCGCACCAGGCCACCGGAGGCACGCTCGAAGATGTGGCCGGAGCCCGACGTGGACACCGCGGACCGCGCTTCACCCGACCCCGTGATGTACATGTGCGCGTTGATGTATACCGTTTTGTCGTGCAGTTGGCCGAGCGCCAGCTTGGCCTTGTTGATCTCGTACTGCAGGTTGGTGATGTCCGCCCGGACCTTGGCCTTGCGGGAGTCGGGGACGCTCTTCAGGCGCCGCTTGGCGTCAGCCAGCTTCGCCTCGAGGTCCTCCAGGTTGCCGCGCAGCCTCGCTGTCTTGTCGGGCGTCCGAAGGATTTGGTCCGCCAGCGCCTTGGCCTGCGACTCGGTGAGGCCCATCTGCTGGGCGTTCGCGATGAGCTGCTGCCGGCCCCGCTCGTAGATGCCGGTGACCTCGGACCACGATGCGCCCGACTCGCGGGCCGACGATGCGGCCTCGTCGGTCTTCGCCGCCAGGTCGGTCAGCGCCTGCGCGGCCGCGCGCTGCTTGTCGGTGGTCAGGACGAGCTGGCCACCTTGCATTTCGAGGACGCCGGCGTTGTCCCGCGCGGCCTTCGCCGCGGCGTCGAGGGACGCCTCGAACCCGATCATCCCCGAAAGGCCCTGCCGGTGGACGTCGTTCAGCGCGGTGATGGCCTGCCTCAGGCCATCGGCGGACTTCTTCTGTGCGTCCAGCTTGGCCTGCACGTCGGCGGCCTGCTGCCCGAACAGGCCCATCGACTGCGCGGCGAGCTGCTGCTCCAGGGCCTGCCCGGCGAGCGCGTCGTGGTACGCGTCGAGGTGGCTGGTCAGTTCGTCGGTGTCGTGGCCGCCCTTGGCGTACTCGGCCGTCAGCCGCTTGAGCGCGGCCGCCGCGAGGTCGGCCTGGCCGCCTTTGACCAGTCCGGCCAGCGCCTCGTCGATCGAGCCGATGTTGTCCTTGGCGTCCTTCACCGGAGTGGAGTCCCACCCGGTCCAACCCACCAGGAACTGCTGCACCTTGTCGGCGGTGGACGGGTCGGTCAGGGACCTCACCTTGTCGTACAGGTCACCGAGGTCGGTACCGAACGCACGGGCTGCCTCGCCGGAGACCTTGCCGGTCTGGCCAAGGATCTTCAGCGAGTCGCTCAGCTTGCCCACGTCCGGCGGCGCCTGGCGGCTGCGCTCGGAGATCATCGACAGCCCGACCAGGAGGAGGCCGATCCCCGTCCCGGCCATGGCCAGCTTGGCCTCACGGGACATGCCGCCGATCGCCGCACCCACCCCGCTGATCACGCCGGAGGTGCCGGCCGCCGCCGTACGCATGGCTGTGATCTGCGTGCCCAGGGCGAGCATCGCGGCCTTGGCGGCGTCCGCGCCGGCGCCGGCCAGACGCACGGCCTTGATGGCGATGGCCAGCTGCAGCAGCGTGGCGATCGGCTCGGGCGGCACCGCGGACACGATCCCCGACAGGGCGTTGACGACGTCGAGCATGCCGACCCCGACGTCGGAGCCGGCCTGCAGCACGTTGATCAGCGCGTCGCCGACGTTCTCCAGGGTGTCCAACACCGCGGGCCCGTTGGCGCGCGCGTAGTCGAGGAACGTCTGCAGGCCGTCGCCGACCTCACCCGCGTCCGCCTTCGCCAGGAAGACGGTCAATTTGTCCACGGCGTTGTCGAGAGTACGGTCCGCGAACTCGGTCACCCTGCTGTTCAGCTTGTCGAAGCCGGGCGATTCGACGGCGCCGCCGACCATGGTGATCAGCCGGTCGAAGTCGCCGGATGCCGCCTTGACCAGGCCGCTGGTCTTGGGCAGCAGGGCATTGGCGACGGCAACGCCCTTGGTGAACGGCCCCATGACGTCGCGGCTGAGGGAGTCGGACCACTTCTGGTAGGTGTCCTTCAGCAGCCCGACGGCGACCGCGGCCTTCCGCGTCTCCGGCGGCAGCTTGGCCAGCTGCTGCTGATAATCGGCCTGCGCCTTCAGCGCCTCCGCCGACGCCTCGCCCGAGGTACGCACCGCGTCCTCGTACGTGGTCTGCGCCTGGAGGGCCTCGCCGATCGCGGCGATCTGCGGCTTGAGGGCCAGCCCGTACGCGCCGGCAGCGAGGGCCACCGCGCCGAGCTGGCCGGCCAGTGTCACGGCTGCCCCGCCCAGCGCGGCCGCCGCCGGGATCGCCGCCGGAACCAGGCTGATCAGGTTCGCCTTGAGCGTCTCGCCCAGCTTGTCGGCCGCCTCGGACAGGTTGTGCAGCGAATCCCGGGTCCCATGGGAGGAGTCGGTCAGGCGGCGCGCCGCGTCGTCGGCGGACAGGAACCGGCCGCGCAGGTCCCGGAGCTGACCGTCCGCGCCTGCGGCGATCCCCGACAGCCGCAGCCGCAGACGGTCCGCGGAGTCGGCGGTCCCGTTCATGACACGGGACAGCTCATCCCGGCCGGCGAGGGTGAACGTCAAACGCTCGGACACCGGTCACACCTCCTCAGCTCGCGGCGATGTGCCGGTTGACCCACGCCACAGCGTCTTCCAGGTCATCAGCGGACAGGTGCCGAATCTCCCACGGACGGATGTGCAGGTAGTGCGCGAGCAGCCACCGGTACTCGGTGATCAGGCCCCGGAGTCCCGGTCGCGAGCCAAGTGGCCTTTTCCCAGCGCGGCCAGCGCCGCGTCCACGTCGCCCTTGTCGGCTGCCAGCTTCCGCAGATGCGGCAGCATCGCGTCGATCGCCGCGTCCTGGCTGTTGGCGAGAGCTTCGGCCATCAGGTTCTCGAGCACATCGTCGATCTCAGTGCGCTCGATCCGCGCGGTCAGCCGCCGTCGCCAGCCGGGCACATCGCAGTCCTCGAACTTCAGCTGCTTCTCGGTGCGCCGGCGTACCACCCACAGCACGGCCCGCATGGCGGTCGGGTCCTGGCCGCGCAGCCGGTCCTCGATCTGCCGCCACGGCACATCGCCCATGACCTCCTCGATGTCAGCCGACTCGATCGCCGACAGGTCCTCGGTGGACACCTGCTCCAGCGTGCCGTCGTCCTGCTTGTACGTGATGATCACGTGGGGCTGCTCCTCACTGAAGGTCCCGGCGCACATCGCCGAGGACACGCTCGATCTCCGCCCGCATCCGTGGGGTGCCGGCCTGCACGGTCTTGGACCACCAGCCCGTGGGCCGCGCCCACTGCGTGGCCCACCGGCTGCGGTTACCGAACACCGGGTGCCGGACACGGCCGGTCTCGATGACCCACGGCATGTTCCGCAGATCCGCCAGCAGGCGGCTCTTGTCCAGCCACACCCGGGCGCCCGGGCTCCCGCCCTGGCGGACGCTGATCCGCACCGCCCCGGCCAGCGTGGCCCGCAGCGGCCTGGTCGTCGGCGACGGCCCGCCGCTCACCTTGCGCCCGGACCCGGGCAGCTGCACCGTGCGGATGGAGCGCTGCAGGTCCCGCTGCAGCGGCTCGGCGGCCCGCCGGATCCGCCGGGCGACGTTCTGCCGCAGCCGCGGCCCGCCCGCCGTACGCAGCCTGCGGGACAGCGTGATCAGCTGGCCCGTGCCCAGGATCTGAACGTTGCTCGGCATCGGGTCAGGCCGGGATGGTGACGTTCTCGGCGGGCTCGGACGTGATCGCGAACTGACACATGATCTGCGCCGCAGCGTCGAGCTCTCGCACCTTGGCCTGGCTGGTGACCGTGACCGGGTAGACGTCCATGGTCTGCCCCTCGACGTCGCCCTCGTCCATCCACACCACGAAGCCGGGCGTCTCACGCGTCAGCAGCGACCGGATGTCCTCGCCGTCCTTCGACGCCCAGAACGTCAGCGACGACTCAGCCGCGGTGATCGCGCCACCGACCACCGGCGTGAACCGGGAGCCGAGCGCCGGCGTCGCCACCGTCTCCGAGGTGGTCTGCCAGCCCGCCATGGCGCCGGTCTCACCCTCGAGCGCCGTGCCCGCGTCCAGCTCGGCCCGGGTCGGCGCGGCCTTGCTGGAGATCGCCGGCACCCACAGCACCTTCGTCGTGCCGCGCCGGTAGTACCGCACGGAAGCGTTGATCGGAGTCGCCATCAGCTCTGTCCCTTCTGGGGTCGCCGACGGCCCTTCGCCGCCGCCGTGTTCGTCTGCTCCTGCCGGGCCTCGGTGACCCGCCAGCCCGCCGCCTGGTGGTGCGGCACCGACACCTCGTCCACCTCGATCGGCTGGTCCACGCCGGGGTGGATCATCATCACGCGCGCCATCACACCGGCACCCGTACGACCGCCACGGTCACCGAGGTGACCGCGTCGTAGGTGATCGCCGCCCGCCCGGTCGCCGGGTCGCGGTAGACGCTGGTGACCGGGATCGCGACCTCGGCGCCCGCCGCCACCGTCACCGCCCGGTCGGCGATCGCCAGCCCGTTCACCGTGCCCGGCGTCGCCAGCGTCACCGTGTGGTCCGCGCCGTCACCGTTCTTCACCAGCAGCAGCACACCCGCCCCGGTCTGGCAGGTGTCCCCGCCCGCCGCCGCCGCGGTGTACGCCACAGCCGTACCGGCCGGCGCCACCGCCGCAGCCGTCAATGCAGCCATCTCTCCCTCTCCTCCTACGTGAAGGCGCGGCCGGCCACCGTCAGCAGCAGCACCGCCTGTACGCCCTGGTCGCTCTGGTCCTGCGTCAGCTGACTCGCCTCGATCGCGGCCTCCAGCGACCGCAGACCGATACTCGGATCCGCGCGCAGCCAGGCCTCCACCCGCCCGCCGATCTCGTACGCCCGGACCCGGGCCGCGCGGACGTCGGTGTCACCCCGGGAGGCGATCGCCGCGACGGTGACCTGGAACTGCTCCTCGCGGCCGCCGCTCAGGTCGGACCAGCCGCCCACGGTCTGCGCGGCCTGGAAGTCGCCGGCCGGGTCGCCGTCGAAGCCGACGACGAGCCAGTCCTGCGCTGAGGTCTCGGTGACCTCCGGCCCGTCCGACACCACCACCTCAGACAGGTCCGGATCGCCCGTGCCCAGCGCGACCAGCGCCTCGATCACCTCGGGTACACGTGAGCCCATCTATGCCACTCCTGGGGGAAGTCGGTCCGGCTCCAGCAGCTGCAGGGCCCGGTTCGGTATGGCGTAGCCGAGGCCGGGAATCGGCTCGGTCACGGCGTAGTCCTCGCCGCCTCCGGCCAGCCCGCCACGGCGGCCGGCGCGCTGGGTGCGCCACAGGTGCTCGAGGATGATCCGTGCGGCCGCGGTGATGTTCTCCTGGACGACCGTGCGCCCGGCCCGGTAGGTGAAGCGCAGGTGCCCGGACAGGCGGCCGCCGTCCATCCGGTACACCTCACCGGTGTCGGCGACCACCGCCAGGTCGTCGACCGCGTAACCGACGCCCCCGGGCAGCAGCTGCTCCACGGCTGTCACCTCGAGGACTGGCGTCTGTACCAGAACCAGCCCGCACGCGTGCTGCAGGCGGTGTTCCTCGGCGACCGTCCGGGCGACGATGGGCCCGGTGTAGTACTCGACCGCCCGGGTGGTCGCGCTGTTCCAGAAGCGGACCTCGACGTTGTCGCGGCCGCTGGGGAGGTTCAGGTGAGCGAGGGCGTCGGCCAGCGACAGGATCGCCGGCGGCGCCGCCTCCTGGACGTCGAGGACGTCGGTGTACGCGTGAGCGGGCCCGGTCCATACCCAGCGCACGGTGTGGCGGCCCGGCATCGTGGTGACGTAGTCGGCCTGGTACGTGCCCGGACTACCCGTCTCCGCGGCGGCCGGGGTGGCCGTCGCCCCGTCGGGCAGGGTGACCGTCACCGCCACGGTGCCGGCGGTGGTCGGGGTGCCGTCCGGGTCAAGGCACTGGGCCGTCAGGCGCGCAGTCGCGCCGAGATCGAACGGCACCTCTCACCACCCTTACTTGCTGCCACGGCGCCCGCGACGGGCCGCCGCCGCCTTGCTGTCGGTCGTCGGCGCAGTCAGGTCTCGCTGTTCACCGGGTGCCGCAGTCGCCGACTCCACCGGCGGGCGCGGCTGGTTCTGCGCGACGTGCGTCTCAACGTTCTCGAAGAGGTGGGCACGGCCTTGCAGTACCGGGTCGTTGTCCTCCACCAGGTCCCCGGCCCTCACTACGCGCGGCATGCCGTCGACGTAGGCGGTGAACGGCTGGGTGGCTCGCTTGATCGTCACAGTGGGCCTCTCAGACCTGGCCGGCGGTGTCGCCGAGTCCGTGCGGTCCCGGCGACTTGGCGCCCTTGCGGGTGCCGACGTCCTCACGCTCGGCGCGTGCCGCGAAGGCCTTCTCCTCACCCAGCTCCGGGCCGTCGACCTGCTGCGGCTTCGCCGGGAAAGTCTCAAGCTTCGGCCGCTGGTCGCCGGTGCGGTTGTCCAGGCGCGGGTCGATCCTCGGCTCGTTGGCGTCGACGGCGAGCTCCTGCGCGCGGCTCTCGGTGTTCTGGGCGCGGCCGCCGTCGGTGGTACTGCCCGTGCTCGGCGTGCCCTGGGATGCGGTGGTCTGCGGTCCGGTCTTCTCGGTCTTGTCCGCCATGGCGGAACCTCCCTGCAGGGGTGGGTGGGCGGGGGTGTGCGGCGGGGGCCCGCCCCCCCGTACCGCCCGGGGCCCGCACCGCGG